CTGGTTCAGGTCCGCGCGGGTTCGGGGATCCTCCGCAGTAACTTCGGCGGGACCTCAGAATACCGGATGCCATTGCATGCGATCCCTGAGGGGCAGCAGGATCAGGAACGCGATTTCCTTAAAAAGAAATACGATCGCGATCCCACCGATCAGGAAATTGAACACCTACATGCCATAAGACTTTATCAGGCGACTCAAACCAAGAGAGCACCCAATGCCGGACAATGATCTGAGCGACCTCGAGTCTGCCTTTTCGATGATGCCAAATCCCCGCGCCATTACGGCAGCGGCGGTAGGCAGCAATCCTGACAAAGCCGCCGAAGCAGTGAACCTCGGCAAACAAACCGGAGTGAACCCGGCGGCGATTAATATAGATCTGGATCGGTTCAAGGCACAGGTTAACACACGGGCCGCAGGGGATATTGTTCAGAACAACCCGAAGCTCCGGGATTATGTTATCTCTGACCCGATGAAGGCTAAGGTTTCGAGTGATGATCTAGCCAACCTCGATGCTTATTCCAAAGCCGCGGAAGCTGTACCGAAGAAGACTTTCTTCTCGACGGTGGCTGATGCTTGGAATGAAGCGAAGCCCGAACTCACGGACCCAAAGGAAGCCCAGCGCCTCGCGGATCTCTCCGATAGCCCTTATTGGAAATCATTCGTTAACAACTCAATCGTGCCGGATGTTGATAATCTCACCGGGCTGTTCGCGCTTCCGGGGCAGGTGCTTAACGCTGGTATCGCGGGGTTGGCTTATGGGTATAAGGCCTCGGGGGCGGAAGCTGCGGGAGCAAAGATCGGTCTAGGTACCGCTGAGCAACTCCAACGCGACCTCGGTGGGATGGTTGAGAATGAGATGTTCCGGACCGGCGGGGAAGCTGGCGGGCATGTGGCCGCGGCTGAGATGGCGCCTTATATCAAAGCGGCTCGGGCGCCGGAGCGTGGGAAGTTTCCTGAGATTGATAAGGTGCGTGATAAGGTAGCTGACGAGAAGGTTGACGCGATCAAGCAGGCTTTTTCGGATGCTCAGTCTTCGGCCACCCGCGAACGCGTCCCGGAGTTCTTCAAAGACTTCGCCGAGCAACATCATGGTGATGATACCATCGGGATCAGCGCGGATGTTGTCCGAGCGTTGTATGGGGATAAGGTTCCAGCCAGCGACGACGGGATCCTTGGCTTCGTTCCGGATATGGCTAACCAGCTTGAGTTGGCCAAAGCCGCCGGCGCGGATGTGAAGGTGCCGATTGCGGACTTGATGGCTAATGCCACGCCGGAGGTTTTCCATTCGATTGAAGACGGGATCCGGGTCGACCCAGAGACGCTGACCAAGTTCGAGAAGGATGCGGTACCTCCGGAGTCAGGGGCCGAGTCAAAGTATCCGGAAGGTAATGTAACCAAGCAAGCCGGGTTCTTCAACTACCGCGATGCTGAGCATCCGGCGGCTCCGGAGTGGCATGCGCCGTTGCAGAAGATCGTGGATGATCTTGCGGAGAAGTTTGGGTTGCCGGTTACGCCGAAGGTTTGGTCGGCGTACGGGCCTGATCACCATTTCGGCTACGCCTCTTCCACAGGCCATATCGTGCTAAATGAGAAGCTTGATCCAAAGCTGGCTGTGGCTACGACGTTGCACGAGCTCGGGCATCAGGTCGAGTTCCAGCGGTTCCGGGATGTTGGACCTGAGGTGCAGACATCCGTCCGCGATGCTTGGCGGAGGGAGTTTGGTAAAGAAGAAACTGTCGGGCAAAACAGACCGCTGAGTGTGCCGGAAGATGCCCATGGCATACGCATTGAAAACACAAGCACAGCGAATCAAAACTATATGCGTTCCTTCCCAGAATGGTTCGCGGAACAGGTCCAGCGGTGGGCAACCAAGACCGAAGAACCTACCGGCGTGGTTGAGAAATTCTTCAAGGGCATTGCTGACGTCTGGAAGGAAATCTACGCGAAGGTCACCGGCCATGTTGACGTCGTGCCGGAGATTAAGGACTTCATCAAGGGTATCTGGAACGGGAACAAGGCCGGGTTTGATTCGCCGATCGAGCCGTTTCCAATTCCGGCTCGCGGCACTATCACGGCTCGCCCCGAAGAGATCCGGATCTTCAAGGACCCGCGCGCCATCGGCATGAACAAAGGCCAGTGGGACCTGTACCAAAAAGCCATCGAGGCCCAGAACAAAGCTGAGTACGAGAGCCGGCTTAAGAAAGGCATGGCCGAGGAAAAGAAACGGATGGCACCGGAGTGGGCAGCGAAGCTCGCAGTGATCCGGAGTAAGATCGTTGACGAAATGAAAGAGATGCCGCGGTTTATCGCGGATCAGGGGTTGTCTTCGGGCGAGTTTAAGATCGCCTCGGATGCTTTGACCGATGAACAGAAGGCGGTGTTGCCGAGGAGTTACTACGGTAAGGATGGGCACCTGCCGGATCAGATCGCGCGGTACACCGGCCATACCTCTGGTCAAGCGCTGATTGATGACCTGACTGCGCTTCATGCCAACCGCGGGAAAATGCAACCAATGGAATACACCCGGCGGATCGCGGATCAACTCGCGGCACGGTGGATGGAAGAGGAGCATGGGACTTTCAAGGACGCGGTTGAGGCCGTGACCAAGCAAAGGATCGTGCCAGCTACCGCGCTGGACTCCATGGCGGCTGAGTTGAAAGCCATGGCGGAGGAGCATGGATTTGATCTGCCTCTGAGCCGGGAGGAGATCGAGGGGGCGACGCGGGATAAGTTCAACAACACCCCGCTGAGCATGATCGACAGCGATAACATCCTCGCGGCGATCAATCGGTTGAACAACAAGATCGAGGACAAGCTTCTTCATGAGGACCCCAAGGCTGCCTTCGCAGACCGCCAGCGGAAGTTCCTTGCGTCGATCATGGCCAATCGTGCGTTGGAGATAGAGCGGACCAAGGCCAAGTTCGACAAGCAAATGAAGAAGTTCAAGGAACGCGTGATCGGCGATCTGGGAAAGCCAACTGTTCGGCAGGAGTACACGGATCAAATTCATGCGGTTATGGATCGGTTGGGGTTGCCTATCAAGCGCGACCGGGCTGATATCACCAGCAACATGGATAAGGCTGGCTATGGTGGGCTGCAGGATTTCTTGCAGCAGAAGATCAATGATGGGCATCAGATTCCGGTTCCGGAGTTCTTGCTTGATCCTGCTTGGAAAGAGAACATGAGCTCGATCAAGGCCGATGAGTTTGAACAACTCGCGGACTTCATGAAGGCCATGGAGAAGAACGGACGGGATGAGCAGAAGATCATTGTGGCGGGCGAACAGTTCGACCGCGAGGTTGTGGCGCAGGAATTGATTGCTGCCGCGCGATCGGTTAAAGCCAAACCCAATGATTACCCAGCGACCCCAAAGAAGCCCGGGCTCCGCGAGCAGTTGTCGGCGAGGGTTATGTCGGCGGTGAACATCGAGTCGATCTGCCGGAGACTTGACCATGGTGATTTCGACGGGCCGTTTACTAAATACGTGGCTCGGCCGTTGATCGCTGCGGCTAACGCCGAAGACCGGGCGATTAAGCAGATCGCGAAAGAACTTAATGAGATCGGGGACTTCAAAGATCTCCATCAGGAAGTTGAGAATAGACTCTTCCCCCGGCCTGACGGCGAACCCGGCTTTATGAAAATGACCCGGAACAATGTGATCGCGGTCCTCGCGAATATGGGCAATGCCGATAACTTCGCGCGGATGGTTGAGGGTTGGAAGGTCGATGCTGGTGAAGTTCAGGCGTGGGTCCGGAAGAATACCACTGCCGAAGACTGGGAGAAGATGCAGAAGATCGGCGACATCTTCGAGCGCCTGTTTAACCAAGCCGACCGGATGAGTTATGATCTTTCGGAGGTTGGGATTAAGAAGTTGAAGCTTGGTGTGGTAGATAATCCGCACGGTGCCGATGTCAAGGGCTGGTACAATCCGATTGCCTACGACCGGCGCGCGATCAAGACCCCGAAGATCGGCGAGGATCGGTTGCCCACGGAGATCACGCCAAGTGGCGCACAGGGAATGGAGCGGTTTCAGTCCACGACCGATCAGAGATACGCAAAGGATCGTACAAACTATCGCGGAAATGTGTTGCTGGATACATCAGTGATCCCGCTCCGTATGAAGCAGATGGCTCATGACATCGCGATGCGCCCGGCGATTATAGAGGCGAACAAAATCATAAATGATCGGCGAGTGCTGGCCGCGGTTGCTGCTCACTACAGCGACCAAGCCGCGGACATGTTCAAGCCGTGGGTGAGGGATCTTGCTGGCTCGGCCGACGCTGATCCGGTGGTGTTGAGCCAAGCTGACGGCCTGATTCACACCCTGCTCCGGAACACAGCCGCGGCGGAGATTGGATTCAACGTGGCGACTATAGCGAAGCACGGTCTGACGGCGTTGAGCAACTCCGCGCTGCAAGTAGGGCCGTTGCATTTCCTTGATGCTGTGCGTACGGCCGGTAGCGAAGGGCCAATCAAAGGAAAGACTTGGTGGCAGTTCGCGATGGATCGTTCGGATGAGTTGGCGAGGAGATCGCGGCTAACCCCCGAGGCATTGCAAACATCGCATGGTCTTAAGTTCCCCGGCGCCGATGCTACGCCATGGGGCAAGGCCAAAGAGCTTGGGCAGAACTTCCGTGAGTGGGGCACCTCGGGTGTGGCTTACTCGGATCTTGCCTCGGCGGTTCCGACGTGGTTGGCTGAATACAAACGCCAAATCGCAGCGGACCCCGCGGCTGTAGGGCGGGCGATTGAGTTGGCAGATAAGTCAGTTCGTGATGCGCATGGGTCGTCGGCGCTGACGAATAAACCAGAAGTCATGCGCAGTAGCAACCCATTCGCCAAAGCCACGACGCAGTTCTATGGGTTCTTCAACGAAATGTTCCAGAAGCTTTATGAAATGAACTGGCGTGTGAAGGATGCTTGGGGTGGTGATGCGGCCGGGGTTAAGAACGCGACGGACAACTCAACCCGAGCCGCAAATATCTTTACTCGCATGATTGTAGCAGGATTGGTCGAAGAGACCGTGTCTGGTGGAGGTGACCCACAAGAAGGGATAATGTCTCGTGCAGTGAAGGGAACGCTTCATGCCTTCGGCTCGACCCTACCAATCATTCGCGACATCGTGCAAGCGATCTACTCCGGGCATGATCCCGAAGGCAGCCTTATCACGGCCGGGCTGAAATCCTTCACCGACATCGGGCGTGATGTGACCTCAAAGAAAGCTTGGACCAAACCATGGGCAGCTCAGTTCGAGAAACATATGGCGTTCTTTGGGAGTGAGGTCACCGGGCTGCCAATTAACCATCTCGCGAAGGCAGGGCAGTTTTTGTATGGAATTCATTCGAACACAGAACACCCAGTTGACCTAGGCGATGTTGTCCGTGGCCTGTCCCACGGCACACTACAACGGAGGCATTAATGCATACTTCGATAAATGGGTTAGCCCGACTTGAGGCGCGCGAGGGGGTACGGCTTAAAGCCTACCCCGACTCTCGCGGGTTGTGGACGATCGGCGTGGGGCATTTGAGCAATGCTTACTTCCGCGTGTTCCGCGGGCAACAGATCACCGAGAAGAAATCCATGGAACTCCTCGCGCACGACGTACAGAGCGTCGAGGACACAATCAATTCCTGTGTTCACCAACCGCTGAAACAATATCAGTTCGACGCGCTGGTGAGCTTGGGCTACAACATCGGCTGCGCTGGATTAAGTCATTCAGCTGTAGTGCATTACATCAACGCCGGCCGGATGGACTTAGCAGCACAGGCGTTTAAATTATGGGTTCATCCGCCGGAGTTGGAAGGCCGGCGGTTGGGTGAATTTTATCAATTCCAAGGTCACTAGGAGGTAAGTCATGGAAAGTGATATTGTTAAATGGGTCGAAGGTTGGGCATTGGATCGGTTGTCCGAGCGTAATACTTGGGTGACTTGGATCAGCCTCGCGGGTGTTCATCTCGGCGGGGTTATCAATCCGCAGCTTGATCCGCTGTTGATCAATGCTGCTACCGCGCTCGTTGCTGTGGTTGGTTTTGTCATTTCTGGCAAACCTATTTTCGAGAAGCAGGCTAGCAAATGACCATCATCAACATCATCGAGACCGACGTCCAGAACGTGATCGCCAAGATCATCAAATACGAGAAGCTGGTCTGGGCTGACTTTGTGACTTTTGAGAACTGGCTTGCGAGTATGTCACCGCTAGCCGATCAGGCGTTGCAGGAACTGGCGAGCTTGGCTCAGATCGCAGCGCCCCTTGCGGCAGCCAACCCCGGGGTGGCGGCAGCGCTTGCGCTCACTGTCACGGTGGCTGACGAGGCCGATGCTGTGGTCCATCAGGTCGCCGCGAACCAAGCCGCCAACAAAGCAGCGAACTCGGTCAATACGGCCAACTCACTTGTCGCGATTGTCGGCGCGGTGAACACGACCCATGGAAAGATCGCGGCGGCTAAGGGAACTCTCTCGGCCGCAATCGCTCAGGCGGTGGTGCAAACTTCGACGCAACCTGTGCCGCAGGCCTAAAAACAAAGAGGGAGGCACAATGCCTCCCTCACCTTTTGATCTTTCAGGAAACAAAATCATGGCCCCCGACCGCGTATCACTCCCTTTCCTTGACAGCATTAATTCTCTTTGGGGTTTAATCAGTGGTGTGTTTATAGGCTTATGGGTTTCTTTTAAAATCATTTGGAACATCAGTAGATATTTCCGCGGGGTTGACGACAGGTTTGCTAAACTTGAAAACGAAACCGAAGCCCTCCGCGAGACAGTTTCTGATTTGAAACATTGTGCGTATCGCCCGGACCAATCAATCCGGTAACGGCGCGTCTGAGTCCAATTCCCCCGCACCGAAAATCCTAACACCGAATCGAGTTCGCTTGACTTCGGTGATTAGGTTTGACCGCTCCATGACTTCAAGGACACGGAGGACGGAATGAGATGGTACGCGCTGGCGAAGGAACCGGACGAGTTGCCCTTCCTCTACCGCGCCCCCGCGGGATTGGATCATGTGCACGGCTTCATCCATCACCGCTGAGTCGCCGGTGTCTGTGGTAGAGCTTTGGAATATCCGCGGCATAGCTTGCTCAGCCTCAATCAACCAAGACATCGCGCGGTTGAAGTCGGCCTTGGTTAAGAGCAGGGCGTTACCGCGATCCACAGCCGAAACCATAGACAGCCGGTAGAGATGTTCCTTACGCCGTGAGTTGTAATGTTGGAGCCGTGGATGAGTAGGCTTCGGCGGAATGTTCTCATCAAGCTCGCGCCAGTTGTTAACGGCGGTACGGTAGTCTTCGGAGACTGAGAACTGCCCGCAGAGGGTGTTGATCTGCGCTATGTCGGAGACAAGATCCGCGGCGAGTTCTGTTTTCTTAACAGCGAAATCATCAATCCTTTCCTTGTCGTCGGCGTAAACAAAGAGGATACGGGACGCGAAGCCTTGGCCCCAAGCATTCTCCGGCATGAATCGCATGAGGTTGCTTGGGGTTGTGCCGACGAGCATGTTCAACATGGGTCGTTCGATTTTGATCTTTAGATTTCCTCCGCGGCGGCGTTGACCGTAAGGTCTGACGTTGTAGAAATCGGTAAGGATGGCCATAAGGTCATCGTCATAAGACGACATGAAAGTCCCGAACTCACCCACGAGAATGGACATAGCATGATATTCAATTGCGGCCATTTGCGGTTGGATGATGATCCGTTTACATTCGAGTAGGTGATCGATAATCGAAGCCGCATTGATCGAGGTGGGTGCGACATAAGGATCTGGCAGCGTGTGGAGTAGGTCGTGAGCCAAGTCAATCGCACGAGATTTACCTCCGCCGGGTGGTGCTACTAGAAAGGTGTAGAGGTTCGGGTACATCGGTGAGGACGTGGTTATCCACACCTTCTGTTCAAGGACCGCCGCGATGGTTGCGATGGCGGTCCACTTGCGGAATAAGACAGGAGACTCAAGGTTAGCGGTGACTTCCACAAACCGGGCGATCCAAGATTCCAAGCTTCTTTTGCCGACGCCGGCTATCTTGCGGTTCATAATCTTTCAGTCCTTCGGGGTTTTTCTTGGCGTCGTAGTCGCCTTTGTTCCAGCCTACTTTACAATCATATGGGATACGTAAATCCCGCCCGCCAGCCAGCCGAACAGGAACCACAAGACGGTCCATAATCCAAGGAATAATCTCATCTTCCTGCTCCTCTGGGTACATGAAGGTTAAGGCATCGTGGTCGTGCATGACTATCGGGACCCGGCCCTCGCGCCAGATATTCAGCATCGCGGTATTCACTATATCCGCAAGGCTTCCTTGAGGATTGTAAGCAATGGCTTCACGTATGGTTGAGGGATCGTTACGTCGGCCGTGGAACCAGCGCTTACGGCCTGTGAGAGTTGTGAGATTGCCTGTTTTAAATAACTCATCGGCAACCCACTGTTGCCAAAGTCGATGGGCGGGGAAGGCGGCGAAGTAGGTGGGTTGGAATTGCTGAACGACTCCGATGGGAAGGTGGGATTGTGTGGCCAGGGTGAAGGGCTGTCCACCGTAATTCGAACCATGACCAAGCTTTTTGCACATGAACCGGTAAGAGTAATGTCGGTAGTATGGGGTCTCGGCAATTTCCTTATCGTGTTTAAGATCACCGGTCCAGGGCAGGTCAGCCCAGCAGAGCTTAGCTACAGCTGTGTGTACGTCGCCAGACTCGACCGCATCGAGGTAAGTGGGGTCGTTGAACAGGTTCCACTCGATCGCTCCAACAACATAACTCTCTCCTGATTTTGCGTCGCACTTGGCGAACTTCATTCCGGGGTCGGCAACGAAAATAGACCGCAGCCGTTCTTCGACATTTTGTAGATTACCGCCGGTTCCGAACTCGGAGAAGGACGAACTAAAACGACCTGTGTTAGTTCCGGCGATATTATAAGATGATCGCATCCGGCCATCAGGGTCGAGGGGAGTACGCAGGACAGATATTCGTTTGGCGAGTTCTCGCATACCAAGTATATGGTTAACGATCGGCCGGGCGATGAGGTAGGCTTGCATCTTGCCAAGAGCATTGACGTCAGTTGATACGCGGCCCTTGCTTTTGATCGGAGGGATTTTAAGATGTTCGTAGAAAAGCTTGGCGAGGTCTTTGGGTGAGGACCATTTGAAGGACTCGAGCCCGCAGCCGTCGAGGACGATGGATTCGAGTTGGTTTTCGAGGCGGTCGAGGTCGTTGTGGTATTCGTCGATAACCTCCATACGTCGTAGGGTATCAACAAGGACTCCGCGACAACGCATTTCGAGAACAGGGCCTTGAAGGTCTCGCGAGAACGCGTAGGTGGCGGCAGTGGCTTGGTCGAGTTGGGAGTGGATGACATCGAATACCTCGCGGGTGACGCAGCAGTCAAGGCCGTTGTAAATCCAATCACCGATCTCACCTTTGAGGTCGGCCTCGGTGCGGAGGTGGGATTTGATTATTCGCATTTCACACCGCATTGTAGGCAGCGGCCGGTCAGTACAAGGTAAATGTCTCTAAGCTTGCTCATTGGTTGTGTTCCTTTTCTTTTTGCTCACATTGTTTTTGTGCTTCGCTTAGTGACCTCGCTTTACTAAGCATGATTACCTTATCACTAGGATACACACAAAATGATGTTGAATAAACACCACCCAATTCAATGATAATGAATTTAATATTAAGGCCATAAGCACCCCACATATTAAAGTCAAATGGGTTGGACAGTTCTTTGAAGTCCATCACGAATCCCTCTTGTTCGTCATCATCCGGTGATCCCGCTTCCACGCCGACTCATTGGTATAGACTGAACCGAGGAAGTCGAGGCTCTTCAATGACTCCGGTTGGAGGGCGTGGTGGAGGAGCATGGTGTCGTGGAGGGCGCCGTAGGTTGGGAGGTGGACTGCGCGCCAGAGAAAGGCAATATCGTACAGTCCGTTCTGGAAGAGTTTTGGGATGCTTCGATCAGCAAGAATAGATCCGACAATGCGCCAGACATAACACTCGTCGCTTGCGCTCCCCCAATAAGAGCGGCCCTTGCGCCGGGCGTCATAGAAAGGAATGACGATTGCACGTCCGGCGTCGGGTGCGAAGCCAATGCATGTAACCTGATTCCCAGCTGTTTCAATGTCTGTACTAAGGAGAGTAGATCTTCTAATGTATTGTTCATAGAACACCTCGATGTCTTTAATGGTGGGTTCGACCCAGATTTCGCGTTCGGGTAACATCAGCGCGGGGGATTCGTTCTCCCGCATTGCTTTCATAAGGTCAAAGATCGTGACCGCCCGAAGTTCGATCTGTCTACAAACGGCAGCGGGATGGTAGGTAGACAGGACTTTAAAGTCGGCAACGGTGTGAGAGGAGGTTCGGACGGTACCTCGTAGCTTTGATACTCCTGTGGTACCACATAGCGCCCATAGTGGTGTATTGCCAAGAGCAACAACGATGTTAGCATCGCTGTGATTAAGAGCCTGCTCCAACTGGCGAAGTGCTGGCGCGAATTCATTCTGGACATAGCCGCGGGCGCCTTTCTCTAGATTAGGGTAGCCGGGGATGGCGGTGGGTTTCTCGCCGAGAGCGTTGAGTATGGTGTTGCCGGGGAGTGCGTAGGGGAAGACGTTGAGCCGGGTGACTTCGGGGTGAAGCCGCCAGACCATGTCAAGCATCAGGGGGTCGTTGGCGTTCCAGTACCGCCGGATGTAATCGTTGTCGGCCGCGGTGAGAGTGATGACCCCAGCCTCATCAAGCATCTTGAGGAGCTCAAGCCCGCCGGAGGAGCAGAAGGATATGCCTAGCTTTTCTTCGGCGGCGGAGGGGGACTCGCCTAGGAGGATTATTGGTTTCATGGACCAACTTTTCGTGATCTGAAAGTTAGGAAAAAAGAAAGGGAGCCGAAGCCCCCTCCCTCAGCGAGGTTAGTCGCGCCAAGTCACGGCTTTCACCGCCCACATCTGCGCGCCCTGTGCCTCAGTGATGGCAATGGAGGCGAGGCGCTTGGCTTCGGGCGAGGACGCCTCCGAACGATGCGCGTTCAGCACGTCGATGACGCCAGCATAGAGCCGCTTGAGATTGTCCACGCTGCTGTCGTTCGACGGGTTGAATGAAAGCCCTACGGCCTTCTGTCCAAAAGTTTGTTCAGTCATGTTGTATTACTCCACGCTGGCCGTATCGCCGATCTTCGCGAAGATGGACTGGCCATCCATCGAAGGTTCGTGCTTGACGGTGATGTAGACCTCGCGGTTGCTGGCGGACTCGCAAGCTTCGCGCATGGTCAGGTCGCCCTCGAAGTCGAAGCCGAGATCCTCAAGGAACTTCTTGAGGCGCCACGCCGCGTCTTCGGTGAGGTAGTAGGTGTTCTTCATCGTCCGCGGGGTACCGTCCTTGAGGGTCAGGCCGATCTCGGCGAGTTCATCCGGGTCCACGTCGTCGGCCGCAGCCGTGATGCGAAGGGAGAACTCAACGAAGTCAGTCTGTTTCTTGGAGGACTTGTCGTAGCGAGGAAGGCCCTCGACCACCGCGAGGTAGGTGCCGATGGGGAGGGGTTTCGGGCGGGCGATAGCGGTGGCGGGCTTGTCGAGGACTGAGGAGAAGTTGGGCTTGGACATGGTTTGGTTTCCTTAAAGATTAACGACGGGTGATGGTGGAGTTAAGTTTGGTGATTGGTTTGGGTGTGGGAGGCTCCTCGGTTGTTGTGGGGTTGTCACGCAGCACCCCGAAGAACTGAGCCAAGCCGGTTTCGGCCGGGTACTCGGGTTCCATCAGGAAGGGCGCCGGGTTCGCGAGATCGACAAGCATGGTTGAGGTTGTCCTCATCGTACGCTTGCCGTTCTTGTTGGTGTAGAGTACCACCGATGGGAAGTACTGAGGGATCTTGGGCGAGAGCTTCTGGCCGACGCCCTGCGGGAAACCTTTCTTCGTGCCGTCGGGTTGGTCCATGTATTGAACATGAGCGATCACGATCAGATTGGTCGCGAAGGATTTGGAAGTGAGCCCGGCGAGGAGGGACTCGACTGCGTCTTGGGCATCACCGTAGATCGCGCGGCCGTCGTTCTTGGGGTTCAGCGAAAACCGCCAGTCATAGGCAGCATCGCAGAGCCGCGAGAACGAGTCGATTACGAGGATGCAGTCAGGGCCCCACTCCGCTGGGGTACCGAGATCGACCTGCTCGCCGTTCTCGTCTTTGTATTTCCAGCGGTCGAGCATTTTGACGGCGTCAGGAAAAGCCCGGCAGGGTCCGTCGATGACTGAGCCTTCGGAGGTTGCCTTGCGTTTGTCGCGGAGGGTGAGGAACTCCACGTTGTCGAGGTTGTCCGGGCACTCGCGGAGGGCGAGGTATTTGAGAATGTCGAGCAGGTTGTCCATGTCGAGGATGCGGAGTTTGTATCCAGCCTTGATGAGGGAGACGAGCGAGCCTGTCTTGCCGGATTTGGCGTCGCCGATGAGGAGGAGTTTGACGAGGTTGTTGGAATGGTGTTGGGCGAGGGAGGTCATTCGGGTGCCTTACAGGTTATATTGGCGCCGCAGGCAGCATAGCCGGCGATGTCTGTCCATGAGTCGAGGTGGGCCGGGGTGTTTTCGAGGCGGGCGACTTTCATGAGGACCATCATCTGAGCCACGTCGGCGGGGGTGAGCGGGCCGTTGTGGCGGTTGGTCAGGTGGGTGTTCCAGAGCCGCGCGATCCGGCCGAAGTTATCCTCGGGTGCGCCGTAGTTCAGCCCGCGATCGGCGACCGTGCCTTTAGCTGCGTCAAGCAGGGCTTCCTTTGTGATCTTTGGTAAAAGTGATCCGAACTCGTTGGCCTTGCTTGAACTCTGTACCGAGCCGCAACCCGTCGGAGAAGCAGTCGAATTTGACGTATCCATCAGTGTAGCTTTCCACAGTTGCGATGATGACAGGGACTTCGATTATCTGGACTTCAACGGGTTCCATCTCTCCTCCGGTGGAAGTTGTACGAAGTCCGAGTTGAGATAGATACGACGGACGTTCGGAGCTTTGGCACAGACGGCGCGGAACTCGCAGCCGGAGTATTTGTTGCAGGCCGTGTCGTTCTGTGGCCAGATGTCATTGGTCGCGCACCACTCAGCCATTTGGAGGTGAGTGGCGAGGTCGAATAGCCACTCTTCGAGTTGGTCGTTGTTGCGGAAAGTGAACCCGCGGGTGAAGTTGTTGTAGGGCGCGGTGAGTAGCATCTGCACCGCGTTGATCATGATGCCTTTGATTGGCATGTCGAGGACGATTTTCCCGGCGAAGGAATAGAGGGACATCTGGTTGTTGGGTTCGAATTGGTTGAAGTAATAGGAACCCGGGGTCGAGGTGGTGGTCTTGTGGTCTTCAATGAACAGGTCGCCGGAAGGGTCGGTGACTACGCGGTCGAGGTGGCCGCAGAGGACGTAGGGTTGGGACTGGCGGCCGAGGATGTTAGCGGCTTCCGGGCCGAACTCAAGTTCAAAGCGGAAGGACAGTTCCACTGCCGGGCGCCCGTCGGAGAGGATGTAAGTCTGCATCACATCGGACCGCCGGTGATCGCAGTAGTTAATCACCGACCGGATAAGTGACTCGCGGTTCTTGTACTTACCGGGCCTGACCGAGGTGTCCGGGGCGAAGTCCTTGGTGCGGATCATGAGTTCGCGGATCACGTCTTCCAGCGCGGCTTCGTGCGGAAGCCCGGCGGCGATGTTGAGGTCGTATTCTTGCAGGGCCTGATGGAATTCGCTGCCGAAGTACAGATCGACCTTCTCGGTTTTGGTCTGGTAGCCGAGAACCATTTTGTAATGGTAGAGCTTCATGCAAGTCTTCATCAGGCCGATCGAGGTTGAGTCGATGGCGTATTGAATATTGGTGCCGGGGAGGAATGGGGATTGGGTCGGCGTGTCTTTGGAGGTGAAGTTGGATTCATCCATGGGGTTGGCCTCCGATTGATCGGCAAACGTCGAGGAAGAGGGCGAGATATCTCATTTATCTATCTCCGGTATGAAATCCTCAATCGGCATCCATGCAACGGGGTAGGCAGCTACTTCATCTTCGGAACCTTTGAGATGCCACCAGTCAGGAAGATAGCCGCCGGTAGGATTTTCATATGAACTGTCGTCATAGCTCCCGCCCCACACAAGAACATTGGGGCCGTCTTCGCCATGAGACATGCCCTCCACATGAGCGGCATACAACGTGAGCTTGCCCTCATCATGATAGGCATCTGCCTCATGAATGCACCAACCCAAGATGGGGCGATCCTTGGGTGCATCTTTCATAGGAAGCCAAGCCATCACACCCTCCGTTTGATAATGGAACCCGCGGGGACTTCCGGGGCTTTGAGGCCGAGCGAGGCAAGGTTGATCTTCGCGGTCGGGCCGGTTTCTTTCTTCGGGCGTGGGCCGGCTTCACGCTGGGCGCGGTAGTGAGCAACGAGGCGCGTGAGGTCGTCTTGAGTCAGGTCCAGCGGGTTCCGGTCCATGAGTTCGTTGAGTGTGGGTTCGTCGAGGGTTTCATTCATAGTCTCGGTCCCATGTGCTTCGGTCGTCGAGGAGGGCTTGGATGATTCGATCTTCTTCTCCGGGGGTGGCGTCGATGCGCGGATAGAGAAAGTCGGCTTTGGTTTTCCGGCCGTTGATTGATTCGATGTACCAGTCATCTACGCCTCCCGGGCAACCTACGGACCAATCGGCCCCTTCATATTCCCACGCGATACCGACGGAAAGCCCGCCGAGGATGTGGATGTCAGAATGGTAGGTCATCGGTGGGGCCTTTCTTTGTGTTGCGGATAGAGGGTGCAAGGCGCGCCGCTCTCAGCCGGGATATTTCGTAGAGAAAATTATCCCGCATTTGCTTGAGGGTGGTGATTTGCGTCTCGATGGTGTTTGCTTCGATGCGCAAGCTGTCGATGCGTGTGTTGGTCTGTTCGACTTGCTTGCGGAGTGTGGTTTCGGCGATTGATTCGCGTTTCATCTGAGTGCTTCCTTGGATGCGCGGCGGTAGATCATGACGGTTTTGCAATCGTCGTTGACGTGAAGAATGAATTCGTGGTGGGACTCTGGCGAGAAATCCCGCCGGAGTTGGTAGAGTTTTTGCTTAAGCCAATCCACATCGGCGGGGTTGTCGAGGGCGAAGGTCAGGCCGATCTCTTCCTTGGTGGCTTGTTCCCAGAGAGACATCAGGGATTCTTCGTTGAGGATGAATTGGTCATCCGCCATTGGCCGGCGCCTCGGTGGTCAACGCCTTGAGAAGCTGGTACATGACGTTGATGATCATGCGCTTCTCAACGTTGGAGAGGAGTTTGGCTCGGGCGGTTTCCTCAACAGGGAAGATCACGGTGATGAAGCCGATCTTACGTGTGGGGGCGGGACCGTGGATCAGGGTTTCGAACTTGTGGGTAACGTCGTCGATCTGTCCGTCGGTCCATGTCATTATGTCGGTCATTCTTCATCCTCGTCATCGTCTTGAAAGGCTTCGCTGTAGCCCTCCCAATTATCCACGCCAGCAGCTTCGAGCTTGCTGAGGGTTTCGTCGCGGGCCTTGAGCAGGATGATCTGCTTGCGGAGTTTGGTGATCTCAGCGATGACGTGGTTGAAAACCATGACGGCAGCAGGGTCGTCATGGTTTTCTTCCAAAATCGTTTTCAGTGTGTCTTCAATGGCCATCAGAGTTCCTCCACCTCGCCCGGGATCACGTCGTTCTTTTCGATATACACCCACCAACAACCGGCGGTGTCTTCCTTGACAGAGACCATGAAGCAGTCATAGTCAGACTTGCCGTGCATCGGCATGTCTTCGTCGAGGACTTTCGCGTTCTCCGTGCGGTCGAGTTTCCGCGCGTAGTTCAGGCGGTTGGCGTAGTGCCGGGCCTTGGAGAAGGAGGGCATTTCGATTCGGATGCCTTTGTCCGATTTCGAGGCCCGGTCGAAGGCGTCGAGTTCGGAGATGTAGGCATGGAGGGAGTTCGGTAGGGACATTAATTTACTCCAAATCGGCAACCACAGTTGGGGCAAGAGACAACATATTCCGGCTCCTGTTCGTTGGCTACAATCTGTGCGTGATCTTCACAGAAGTAGCGCGGTATTTTTGATGATACGCGCCCAGCTGCAATGTTGGTCACTGGTTTATCGCAGCCAATATAACCACAGGTGATTACTTTGGGAGGCTCAAGCATTAATCTATCCTGACATCATTGGAGTTGACTCGGTAGAGTTGGTCCGAAGACCGGGTTGAGATGACATAAGAAAGGTTCCTATCCTGTTCTGATTCGCCGAGGAGCCAGTGATCGAGGTGGATGACCACTGGGTATTCGAGGCCTTTGGCTTTATGCCCGGTGGTGAAGTAGAGTTGCCCGGTGGTCTGGGCGAACAGATGCTCAGCGTAGCGCAGGGCTTGGCCGAGGTTATCGCCGGACTCCGCGAAGACCCTCATGCAAGCGGCTTGGTCGGCGGCGACTTTGGATCCACGGTCTTCCTTGCCAGCTTGCCATTCGGCGATGCGTTCGAGGAGGCTGGCGCGGGTGGTGTCTTCCGGGCCGAGTTTCTTCATTTGCCGGACGATGCGGGGGCCAATATCAGACCCACTAACATTGACCCCCACACCAGCGCTAAGACAACGCATAGCAAGAGAAAACAAGGGAGCATTATTGCGGCAGATAAAAGTAGCTCCGGCAGAGAGGGCGGCGATTTCAAGCGATGGTAGATCAAGGACGGTGCCTCCGGTGTTGGACCAGCGGAACTTCGGGACGTGCCAGCGAACGCTGCGAACAACGGCCTCAGGGCAGCGGAAGGAAACGGTGAGATCGCACTCGGTCATGTGGAAAGCCTCAACAGCCGTCTCCATGCCTTTTGCGAAAGCCCCGCGGAAGGCGTAGATGGATTGGTTCGGGTCGCCGACTCCGATCAGGCGCGAGTTGGTGGTGAGCTTCTCAATCATCTTGTGATTGACGGGGTTGAGGTCTTGGTATTCGTCAACCATGACAAGCGGGAATTTCGGGAAGGTACCGGCGAAGAGTGTAGGCATGTAAATCTGGTCGTCGAAGTCGCAGGTGCCGGTGTAGGCCCCGGCGATGGAGTGGTTGAGAACGAGATCGACTTGCTTGTGGATAAAGTCATCGGGTTCTTCATCGAGGCGCGCGGCGACGGCGGGCCAGTCGGCAAGGCGGCGGGAGGACATGGCGTGGGCGAAGGGGATATAACCGAGGGATTTAGCGTAACCCACGGCTTCGATCACGGTCCAGTAAGCTTCCCAGAGTTTGCCTTTGGCTGAGGGTTTGGCGTCGTCGATGATCTGGCGGTAGAGGTTCCCGGTCTTGCGGACATCGGGCTTGAACCCCCGGCCGATGGCTTGTGCCCAGATGCCGTGACCGAGGGAATTGAAGGTGGAGACTTTGGTGGTGGAGGCCATAGTCTTGCGCCCGTCCTCCGCGTTCTTTTTTCCGAACGCGAGGAAGAGGATGGGCTTGGTGGTGGCTTCAGCCTCAATCATTTTCAGGGTGGCGGTTTTGCCGGTGCCAGCGAGGGCGTTGACCATGAGGTTGGCGTCGGTGGTGCGGACGAGATCGAGGATGTGGGTTTGTTCGGGGGTCGGGGTGTGGTGTTCGGTCATGATGTTTCCGTTGGGTAAGTGTAAATATCGGTCTCAGTTTCAAGGTCAACTACTTCCGTACCGCCGTTGAAATTGGGCGTGATTTCATTGGCGTAAGTAACCGCCTCACCCTCTGTGTCAAATGATTTCCGGAAATCACACCACCCACCTCCGGGGTAGTATGCGTGATAAGCAAAAACAAGATAGCGTTTCATTGCAACTTCCCCACGGCGATCGCGGTGATGGCGCGCTGCATGGCCTTGAGTTGCTCCGAGACGACGAGCCAGCCGCGGGTGGTGGCTTGCTTGGCGGAGTTCAAGCCGGTGAGGTGGGAGATGGTAGCGGCGCATTCTTGGGCTTTGCGCAGGTGTTCCATCATTTGGGTGTAGACTTCGGCTTCGGTAGGGACGGCCATTGGGTTACTCCGATTGGTTGGTGATATTGGCGCGGACATCAAGAGCCACGGCGATGCGGCTGAGCCAGATGCAAATGCAGATCGTGGTAAGTGTGATCGTCACCATAATGCCGATCCCACAGACAGCTATTGCTTGGTAAATGTCCTCAAGGGCTGTCATTGCTCTATTCCTTCGTGGGTTCGTGAGAGGCGGCGGAAAGGCGGTCAAACCAATGGCCGTCGCGTTCGATCTCCTTGATGCGAGCCGCGTCTGCTTTGTCTGCCCAAGGCTTGACGCTCTCGGCATGCACTTTCTCCGCAGCTTCAAGGGCGGCGCGGGCGGTGGCGGCGGTGCGCTCAGCGTAAGCCTTCTGTGCGTCCTTGAATTGGTCGTCAGCTATGGCAGACTGGTCGCTAAGTTCCGCAATCATCTTCTCCACGCCAGCGATAGCGGCAGTGAGGCTGCGCCCTGCCGGAAGTAGCTGCCCTGCATTCATAAGCATTTGAACATCACGGAGGTGGGTTAGGATTTTGTCGGTCATGCCATAGCCTTTGCTATATACTGCCGGATGAGTTCTGACATGGTGATCCCGAGGGCTTTGGCGCGGCGTTTCAGGTCAGCGTAGGTGTCGTCGTGGACGCGAAGGGAGATTTCGATTATGAGCTTCTTACCATCAGGATGGCGCCGGGGGTAGGTGATACGCATTAGAACCGCCGGTTGATTGGGTTGCGGGTGGGTTGGTTGTTGATTAGGGCTGATAGAGAGGCGCGGGCTTCGATAGAGAAGCCGGCGAGGTTCTCTCTTGGTGGCACGAGATCATTGAGCAGGAGAAGGCAACCCTCCAAGGCTTCGGCTGGGGTGGCCGCAATACAGAACTGAGTAAGGCCGGTGGCATTGCGGAGGTTCGCTTGCCATTGGGCGGTGTTGCATTGGAATAGGTTGTTGACGAGGAAACCCGCGGCGGTGATTTCGGCGATGACTTCGTCGGTGGTGGTCATTGGTCTGGCTCTCCGACTTCCTCGGAAAAAGCAGCGAGTTCAGAGATTACATCATCCATATCAACACCATTCCGATCACAGACTATTGCGATAAGAAACTCGGTTGATCTGTCGGCGCCGAATTCATCTTCTGCGGAGTCGAATGCTTGGGCAAGAGGGTACTTGCGTAAAGCTGCGTTGTATCGTTCGTCGAAAGTCATAACTTCCTCCAAGACCCGGTGGCTTTCATCTCGCGGAGGTGTTCGATCAGGATCAGGCGGAGGTTGTCGAGGGCGATCGTAGCCTCGTCAACATGGCGGCGGGTGGCTGGGACAAGATCAGACAGGCCGGAGAGAGCGTGGGTGGTAGCAGTGAGCATACCGATCTTGCCATAGACTAACCAACGGTGGCGGGAGTAACGGCGGGCGGCGGTGGTCATCTGCGGATCTTTCCTAAGACTGCTAGGGCGGCTTGGGCTTGGTTGGGAGTATAGCCTTTAGGCGGGTGGGGCGCGGGCGGTATGGAAGGTGGCCGCGCGGTCGGGCGGTGGTCCCGGAGTAGGTTTAGGGCTTTGTGTAGGCCGAGGGAGGAGGCGGGGAAGGTGATTCGTTGGAAACCTTGGCCGGTAGCGAGAGGGACTTCGGCATAGATGTTGGCGTCATCGGTCCAAAGTAAGACAGCGTGGGCGGGGCGGTTAATCATTTGGTCATTCCCAAGGCGAAGCTCCATTGTGATTACAGTATACACTAGAATGGGTTAAAGTTCAAGCTAGATTTTATAGATAGTACAGATTTTGTTGCCGACCCTAGATTGGAAAACCACGGTCGATTACGGCAAAAGCAGGCAATAAAAAACCCCTGCCGGATTAGGGCAGGGGTTGAGTTAAAATGCCAAAGGGTCAGAGGGGTTAGTAGAAGATGCTTAGGATTCCCAACGATGCCCTGAGATAGAAAGCAAAGGGTTGACAGCCTCCGGCTCGGCCTCGCTTTCGGCAATGGTTTCGGTTACGGGGTTGGAGAAGTGAAGGATGTTAGGAAGCGGCTCAGGATCGACCACAGGCGTCGGGATAGGCGTAGGGGTAGGCCGAGCCACGGCCTCGTTAGGCAGGCCGAGTATTTCCCGAAATCGGGCCAGCTTGCCTTCGGCCTCGGTCAGCGCGGCCTTGGTGTCGTCGAGGGCGATAGTGACTTCAGCGAGGTTGTATTCGGTGTGGGACAGGGTAGTGCGGGTTGCGGTTAGGTCATCCCAATGCTGACCGGCGAGCTTCTGTTCCTCCGCCAGCTTGGCCTGAGTCTCGTTGTATTCGATCCGCAGGGCCGACTCACGAGCCAAGGCATCGGCGAGGGCCTGCCGGACTTCGGCGAGGGTGATTTCCAGAGAGTTGCGGGAGTCGGTCAGGTTGGCGATGGTTTCTTGATCGGTCAAGGCCTGTGCAGTCAACCGATCGTTGTATGTACGCAACTCTCCGACAAGGGCGATGGTATTGGCGGCGACGGTCAGAACCTTATAGGCAGAGGACTCATCAGCGGACAGGGAAAGCGCGGTGCTATCGTAAGTCATAGGTTTTCTCCGGGGGGTAGGCTAGGGGCAGGATTGCCCCTAACCGTGGGTTGGGTTGTGGCTTAGTGCTTCACAGCCGGGCTGACTCGCGGGGCGACTTTTCCGGCGGTAGCGGCGGAGAGGACGCCAGCCTTTTTCTTGAGCTTGGCTTCCTCGGTCTTGGCGACGAGGGCCGGGTCTTCGTGGAGCTTGGTGAGGTCGAACTCGATGCCTTTCTTGGTACGGGAGGCGAGGTTTTCCTCGGCCATTGCGATGTAGCCAGGGCCTTGGGCGGGGTCGGCAAGGAGTTCGTTCGCGGCCTTGGTGATCTCCGAGGCGGCGTAGTGGGAGACTTTACCGCCGGAGTCCTTGATCATCTGCTTGATCAGGTCTCTGGCAATGCGGCGGGCTTCGGTCATCACAGCACCGGACGGGCCTTTGACTGCGGCCTCACGACCGAGCTTCAGGGTATTGGAGTACATGGCGGCGACACGTTCCTGAGCCTTCTCCGTGGCCAGCTTGGCGAACTCAGCCTTTTCTTCGTCGGTCTTGGCGTCCTTGACATTGGCGAGCTTGGTAGCGCCGCCGTTGATGAGAGTGTGGAGGCCCTTGGTCAGGGCCGAGACGTAGATCCGTTCCGGGAGTTGGTCCGTTTCCACGGTGATGGTAGCGTTTCCGGCTTTGGTAACGGGGATGTTAAGAGCAGTCATTGGGTAAGCCTTTCTGGCTTGTGAGAGGCGACTCGGTTAACCGCCCAGAGTCATGCGGGGTTTGTAGTTAGCTCAAGGCATGGCCTTGATATTACATTTCCTATTAGCCGACACGCATTGGTCTTTCATATCCAATTCGCTCCGCAGGCTTAGGTCAGTGACTAACCACAGTGATGAGGGTCGAAACCGACGACTCATCATGGGTAACATACTAGCACGAGTCGGCGGGTTTGTCAAGCCGGTTTCGAGAATTTCTCGCTTGGCGTCTCCTTGGTTTGTGGGGGGGTTAAGCTTGGCCGCGTCGTTCCAGCCGTTGTTCCAGCCTGAAGATTGTTCGGACCAGACGCGGTAGGGGTTGGAGATCAGCGCGACTCCGGCGAGGTAGGCGTCATAGCCTTCGGCATAGGCGAGTTGATAGCGATTCATTGTGCACCGCTCCAAGTCTTTGTGGCTCCGATGAAATCTCCGCCACAGCCTGTTTGAATATGGGAGACTTGTCTTGCCCAATTGTCAGTTTGGTAGATGACTGCGTACTTGTCTCCGAGGTTGGGGTTTTCCTTAACCGCCGTTTGCAGGGCGGCAATGAGTTGAGTATAGGTCAAGTTGGGCTTGGATTCAGATTCAGTTGACATTCCAATCTCCCGGCGGGTTAGGGACTAGCCAATAGGTAACAGTTTCGTCGTGCTCCCAGTTTGGTTCGCTGGCTAAACTAAAGGGTTGATAAACCCAATAGACATCTGCCCAATAAACTACATACATCGGAACCTCCAAGCGAACCGCAGGAGTGGCCTCCGGCTCGCCCTTGTTGTGGGTTAGTTCGGGATAATAGCCTTGTGGGCAATATCACGAATGAACTGCTCGTAGTCTTGTGAACAGCCAAGGCGGTTCCATGCTTCATTAAGCGCAGCATAGGCGCTGATCTTATCCTTGTCATATTCCGGCGGATCGTTGAAGGCCATTGCTATCGCCGTTGCTTGGATCTGGTCCTTTACACTAAGAGTGATTTCGATTGATGGGATTTCATTGAGGTCGCAGTCACGAAAAACCACAGACCAATGCCCGCCGGATTGTGTGATAAAAGCTTTCATTGGTTTTATCCTTTTGCTTGGGCCTTGGCGTAGTTGATCCGGGCGATCGGCATGAACTTGGGCAGGATCGCCTTGCCCTTGGCGATTGCCTCGGTCTTGGACAGTTCGGGGTGGTTCTTGGCCACGTTGTTCTTGGCATAGCGGCGGGCGAGGTTAATAATGGCGAGGGTGTTCATGGGTTGTGTCCTTTGGGTTAGGCGCGGCGACCGGCGACGATCTCATCCAAGGCGGCATGGTCGGCGATAACCTCAGGCTCATCCTCGGAGAGGTCTTTGGTATAGGTCACAGCCACGCCGTCGTCGTCGATGCGAATGTCGGCATCTTCGGGAATGTCATAAACCTGCCGGAGTAGGTCGAGGATTTCGATGTTGTCAAAGGAAAGGGTTGTCGTGGTAACTTGGCGCATAGGTTTAGTCCTTTGAAAGAGTGATAGGTAACTTCATAGGCATGGGGTCAGTGTTTGATCCAGCACCAAGAGACGCGAAGGCGACCGATTGCGAGCTAGTGTAACCCGCCGATCTTGCGATCGGTTCGCCTCCGGCCTCCTATTATCTCTGCCCAAGCATCGGGGGTGTAGTTGGCTTCGAGGTAGTCAAGGACTTTATGGTCCTCGGTTAAATCCTCTCCGGCGTCAGAGTAGGATTGGAATTTCTCTCTGATCCAAGCCCAATCCCTGCCACAGGCCAGAGCGAAGCCGATGCTATCAACCCAACCGATGACATAATTGGTAGGGTGGACCGGCTTGCCAAGAAGCGCGCAAAGCTCCTCGTCTATATCCGAGAGCAGGCTTGGCGTGGTTGCGCCTTTCTTTGTGAGTGAGAAACAATTCGGCATGGGGTTAAACTCCCGTTAGGGGATACGCAGAGACCATCCCTGACGCTCGGCTTGTGAGGCCGTACAAGGGGTGAGTGACTACCCCTTGGCCTGACTCACAAGATCACAAATCCCAGACGACTACGCTATTTTTGGCGTAATGACCGTTAGCCTTGAGCCAATCAGTCGCCGCCCAGAGGGAATTAGCCTCGTGCTGTTCGCCATTGACCGTGAAAGACACAGGCTTGATCTTTCCCTCTTTAGCGAGATCATTGATTGTGGCAGAGTGTTCGGAACCAAAGGGCTCAATCATGCTAGTCTCCTGTTAATCGCCTCGGCGGCGATTGATCCAATATAACCGATCGCCGCCGGGTTGTCAATCGCGCCGCTGGTCCTTGGCATAACGCCATAACAGAATGGCTGACGCCGTAGTGATTTGCGTGAGGTATTTAATCTCAATCGCGGGGTTAATATAATCACCACGGCAGGCCAACCTAGCCGCGTCAGCATCGCCGATGATATAACTCAGCGCGGGGTTAGTCTTATTATGGTACTCATGCTCAGGATGCGGCTTGCCCATCTCACTCTCCCCTAACCATTTGCCACAGGCTCAACCCGACCGCCGGACCGAGGATGATAACCATTTGCAACGCCTCGATCATCACCAATCTCCTCATAACCAATCCCCCTTGCGCCAGCATCCACCCACTACCACCGCGGCGATACCTAACACTAACACTCCCGGTATCCACCACGGCAACGCCGCGAGCCGGTCCAGTTCATACCACACTCGCCACATAGCCTAGTCCTCCACTCCCCAATCCCCCGGCGCGTTCGGCACTCGCCAGCATGACTCGCCGGGGTTGCACCAAGCCCCAGACTCCCAAGCGTAAACAGCCCAAGTCCCATGCGCCAGCAAGTCATTATAACAACAAAGCTCGCCGTCGGTCCAATACCAAACATACATAACCCCATCCTCCGCTTAGGGATCGAAAGATCCCACAACAACCCCAGATACTCCCCAGCACAACCCCACAACCTCCCCAGAATACCAGATTTCCCAG